AACACGAAACAATGAAGTATTACACTATGGTAAACGTTGAAAAGATTAAGGATATGGACACGGGCGGAATGCATACGAGATTAGATGAACCTGTACTTTGTGAATTTAACAACGGTTTAGGATTCAAGATTAATTCAGTTGACCCATTACGAAAACACGAACCAATAAAACCTAAACAACTACCTTTAATTGAACCCGATGTAGTTAACGGAAAAGAATTACTTTCGTTTAGCGAAAAGATGAAAAAAGATGTTCCATTTTAAAAATTAAATTATGGAAAAAGAAATATGGAAAACACATTCAGATTTTGAAAATTATGAATTTAGTAATTTGGGAAAATATAAAGCTAATGGAATATTAAAAAATATTAATCAAAATAGTAGAGATGGTTATATTAAAATAGTAAATAGAAAAACTAATAAAACATATTATTTTCATAGAATTATTGCTGAATTATTTTGCGAAGGTAAAAGTGATGAAAATAAAATAGTAGACCATATTAATGGATTAAGAGATGATAATAGAGCAGAAAATTTAAGGTGGGTTACTTATGCTGAAAATAGTTTAAATAAAAGAATAGATGGAGCAATTTCTACAAAATGTTTAAAAAGTGATTATTCAACTGATAAAGGTTATGTAAAATTTCTTGAAGAACAAATAAATAGATTACAAAAAGATGTTGAATTTTGGCATAATACATATATTGAATATGTTAAAATTAATATTAAAATTAATATGCAAAATATAACAAGCAAAAACACGAATAAATGGACGAATTGACTATTATAAAAGGCAAAGTGTTATTAGACACTACTTATTTAAAGATTAAAATAAGCCTTGAAGAAATCAAACAAAAACACGAACATCGAACTGATTTAATTAACTCAATGGAACGTAGCTTAGCAGACTTACAAGAAGTAAAGATTAGTTACGATGCTATGGAAAAAGAACTAAGAGCAGCAGTTCAATCGTCTTTTCGTTTAGAACGACTGCTTCAGGAAGAAAAATTTAAGGTTGAAGCCTTAAAAAAAGAATTAGAAATTAAGGGTATAGACTTATGAATCAGTTAAAAATGTATCGTGTTTTCAAATTATATGAGTTATTGCAATTGAAGCACCGTAGTATAATTTCATTATCTCGTTATCTTAATGTAAGTGATAGAACAATATATAGATATTTTAAATTGTTTCAAGAACTTGGGTTTACAATAGAAAAAGACGAATACAATAAATATAAAATAACAAAATGAAGTGCAAGAATTGTAAGGAAAAATTCGAACCTATTAAGTTCCTGCAGAAATATTGCTTAAAAGATGAATGCGTCCGTGTTTGGGTAGAATCCGAAAAGGCGAAACAATGGAAGGTTAAGAAGCAGAAAATGAAGAACGACTTAGAAACTATCCAAGAACTAATTAAAGCTACTCAAATAATATTTAATAAATATATCAGATTACGAGATAAAGGACAAAACTGCATAAGCTGCCAAAAGAAACCATTAAAAGAAAATGCAGGTCACTACTTCAATGCAAACAACCATTGGAACGTTCGTTTTAATGAATTAAATGTTCATCTTCAGTGCGAACATTGTAACACCTATTTAAGTGGAAACCTAATCGAATATCGCAAAGGATTAATTAACAAGATAGGAGAAGAACAATTAACACTTTTGGAAATGGAAGCTAAGAAAACACGGAAGTTTACAAAGGATGAGTTAAAGGAAATAATTAATACCTATAAAAAAAAGACAAAAGAATTGTAGTTATATTAAAAAGAATAACTATATTTGACCAAACAATTAAAACTTAAATTATGTCAGTAACAAATTTTGAAGAGTTCACACACGAGCTCACAAGCGATGAAATGGAAATTCTTCCAATAGTAGTTCACGGATTTCGTAACTACAAAAAGGAAAATCCGATTAAAGCAGAATTAATCGTTAGTAGGTTAAACGATTATTTAGAAAAGCATCCATATTTACACCCAAAAATGACTCAACCGAGATTGCGTAAGATAGTAAACTACATTCGTACAAACGGCATAATACCTTTAATAGCGACTTCTAACGGATATTTTACAAGCGATTGCAAGGAAACTATCCAAGAGCAAATTAAAAGCCTTCAAGAACGAGCTAACAGCATTGAACGATGTGCGCAAGGTCTTAGAAAATTTTTATAAATTATTTTATTATCTATTGTTATATTAAAAAGAATAGTTATATTTGTAAAACAATTAAAATTTATATTATGAAAAAGTTATTAGAAATTCAGGCAGAATTAAAATGTCCAAAGGGAAGTTTAAACAAGTTCGGAAATTACAAGTATCGTAGTGCTGAACAAATCTTAGAATCCGTTAAACCTATTTTACTAAAACACGGAGCAACATTAATCCTTAGTGATAGTATTGAACAAGTAGGAAACAAACTATTTTTAAAGGCTACAGCAACTTTAAAAACCGATGACGGCATAGCAGAAGTTTTAGGTTGGGCAGAACTTAGCGAACATAAAGGAATGTCAAGCGAACAATGTACTGGCACGGCTTCAAGTTACGCACGTAAATACGCTTTAAATGGCTTGTTTTTAATTGATGAAACTGAAAGCGACCCTGATTCAAAAAACAACAAGAAAGCTGAAAAAATAGATAATGAACGTTTTGAAAAAGCAGTTGAAGCAATACGTAACGGAGAATTTAGTATTGAACAGCTACAAGCGAAGTTTGAATTAACTGAATTACAACAAAAAGCACTTTTATTGTTATGAGAATCCGTTGCTCACAATTAGGACGTATAATGACTTCACCCAAAACAAAGGGTGAGGTCTTATCTAAAACTACAAAGACCTATATTCAGGAACTTGCAATAGAACATAAATACGGAATCCGTAAGGAGTTTTGGAGCAGGTATACGGACAAAGGTAACGAAGTAGAAGATGAAGGCATAGCACTTGTTAACGATGTGTTGAACTTAGGCTTTATTTACAAGAATGAAGAAAACCTAACCAACGATTATTTAACAGGAACTCCCGACGTAAACACGAATGAAATTCTTTTGGACGTTAAATGCAGTTGGGATGCTACAACGTTCCCATTTTTTGAAACTGAATGCCCTAACAAAGATTATTACTATCAATTACAAGGTTACTTATGGTTATCAGGTAAAGACGAAGCGTTACTTTGTTACTGCCTTGTAAATACACCATTTCAAATCGTAGAAGATGAGGTTAGGCGTGAACATTGGAAACAAGGGTTAATAGATGAAAGTTTAGATGTAAGAGATTTTGTGCAGTCGAAACATAACTTTGACCATATACCAAAAGAAAAGCGCTTAAAAGTCTTTAAAATAGCAAAAGACGAAAGCGTAATTGAACAAATTAAAGAACGAATAGAGTTAGCAAGAGAGTATTATAACAATTTAATTTTAGAATTATGAATGAAGATTTAAAAGTAATGGGTTACTACAAAAACACGACCCGAGAGCAAGTAGTACAAATCAAAGACTTTAAAAAGGATAAAGTTTGGTACGAAACTATAAGACAATATGAAACAAACCCTATAACGGAGTTTTGTTGTTCGGTTGAAAGATTTAAAAGGTTATATATTAAAACAAAGTAAAAATGGAAAACAAAGAATGGAGTACGGGTGCTTGGAAAAAGCAGACTCAAAAAGGCGAAGTAATTAATTTCACTATCAACAATGTTAAATATTCAATGTGGGTTAACAGTTATAAAAAACAAGACAACCACCCTGATTATAAAATAGTAATTAATGACTTTAAACCTAAGCAACAAGATGAACAAGCAAAGCCAACAGGCAGACCAAGTTATAACAACAAAGGTTTTGATGATTTTTTAGGTAACTTATGAGAGAGCAGGCAAAGGTTTTAAGCGAAGCGAATGAAGTTACTCGGTCAATGGTTAAACAATACCTACAAAAACACGAAATCAGCTTAAATGCTTTTTCAAAAGAAGTAGGTATAAGACAACCTAATCTTCATAAGTTTTTAAATGGAAGTAACCTATCGAGTAAGTCAATAGAACGACTCGGAGAGTTCTTTAGTAAGTAATTTTAAAAAGTGGGATGTAAAAAATTTCACTTTTTTTTATTTTTTCTTGTTATATTAAAAAATATAGTTATATTTGCATATACAATTAAACAAAAGGTTATGAAAATAGGTGATAAAATTAAAAGTTTCGAAGTTAAACAAATCGTTAAAGGTATTGATGTTAACTACGATGACAAAGGAAACAAAACAAAATCTATAATTGATTTTTACTTTTTGCTTTCTGATAATGGACAACAAAGGGTTTTAGCTTCTAATAGAAAATCATTAAGAGATTGTAAAGTTTACTATCCTACATTTAGCACGAAAGCTAAATTTATTGATTGGAGTCAATTCGAAATTATTAAGTAACAATTTAAAAACACGAATTATGAAAAACTTATTTATGAATTGCCCTGAATGTTATGGTGATGGTTATGTAACAATCGATTTAAACGATACGCATATACCTTATGAACAAAATCCTGTTGATTTTACTTGTATGTCTTGTGACGGAAAAGGAGTAGCGTTAGATAAAGACGAAGTAGAAGACCGTATGGGAATAATAGAAGATATGATACAAGGTATGCAAACACGAATGCGATTACATTCAGATATGATAATGACTTGTAAGAAAGGTTTGTTACACGAATTGAGCGAAAAATACGTTTATAGATTAGACACTTGTTCCCGTGCTTTAGGACGTTTGTTGAACTATAAAAGAAAATTGCATAAATTAGCAGAGTGAAACTAAAAAGAACTAACGAAATTGCCTTTGGTATCTCTTATAAAAAAAGTGGTACTTTAGGCATTTTTTGTTTATACTGGGTTATAGAAATTTACCTATGAACTGGATTGAACAAGTCGCCAAGCACCATAAAGAATACATTAAGACGATTAAAAGTTTTGGTGAGGAGTTTTACGCTGAGGACTTAGTTCAAGAAATGTATATCCGTTTTATCAATAAGAATAAAGAAAAAGCGGTTATTGTAAACGGGCAGGTAAATAGGTATTATGTTTATTTAACTTTGCGTTCATTGTTTGTAGATTTTCACAGGCAAAAGAGCAGAATAATTAAGGTTGGTTTAGACAATATATTAACTTTGGAACAGATAGACGAATTAGAAGAACACGAAGGCTTTTCAAGATTACTAAAAAAAGTAGATAGCGAAGTAAAGACGTGGGAATGGTACGATCAAATGTTGTTTAACTTATATAAAGACTCAGATAAATCAATGCGTGAAATATCCAACGGAACTAATATAAGTTTACGCAGTATATTTTGCACGTTAAAGAATTGCAAGGAGCGAATTAAAGATAACGTTCACGAAGATTACTTAGATTATGTGAATGAAGATTATGAATTAATAAAATAAAAAGATGACAAGAAAAAGACGAACAAAAGCTGAAATATTAGCAGCTAAAAGCGAAGGATTAGGAGATACCGTTGAAAAGGTACTTGAAGTAACTGGAGTAGCAAAAGTTGCTAAATGGTTATTAGGTGAAGACTGCGGATGCGATGAACGTAAGGCAGCCTTAAATAAATTATTCCGTTATAAAACACCTTTGTGTTTAACCGAACAAGAACACGAATGGTTAAAAGAATGGTTTAGCAAAAATACGTACGTAGTAAGACCCATTGAACAAAAGATGCTGTTTGATATTCATTCAAGAATCTTTCAGGTAAGAAACGAACTTACAAGCTGTTCAAGTTGCGTTATTCAACGTATAGACGATTTAAGAAAAGTATTTAACGAATATAAAGACGAAAGCAATGCCGGTACCTCAACCGAATCCTAACGAAGAAAAAAAAGACTTCATTCAAAGATGTATGTCTGACGATAAAATGGTTAGTGAATACGAAAACACGGAACAAAGATTAGCCGTTTGTTCAACAACTTACGAAGAAAAAAAGTGAGTTTAACATTAAGCAGCGATTATTACATAGTGTTTATGAACCCGTCAAAGCATAAACAAGAATGGAATGCGTTACGCTTAATAATGAAAGTTGCTGAAATAAACTATTGTGTTTTTATAGATTATAAACTATACGCTTTAGAAATTCACGCAGTAGAAAAAGACGAATTTGAAATATATAAATACAACCCTAACTAAAACACGAATAATAAAATGGCAAAAGTAGGAAGACCAAGAAACTTAGATAGCCCTGAACAACTATACGGACTATTTGAAAAGTATAAAACCAACGTAAAGGCGAACCCAAGAATAAAATATGTATACGGAGGCAAAGACTTTGAAGAAAGAGCAGAACCTTTAGAATGTCCCTTAACAATGGAAGGTTTTGAAGTTTACTGCTGGGATATTGTAGGGCAAGTAGAACAATATTTTAAGAACATTGATAAAAGATATTCAGAATATATACCTATCTGTTCACGTATACGTAAGGAAATACGACAAGACCAAATAACTGGCGGTATGGTAGGACAATATAATCCAAGTATTACTCAGCGTCTAAACAACTTAAAAGAACAAGTTGAACAAACAAACATTGAACAACCTTTATTTAAGTTAGATGATAATCACGACAGCAATTAAAAAGATTAATGCGTTAAAAAGACGAATCAAAATAATTCAAGGCGGAACATCAGCAGGAAAAACATACGGAATATTGCCTGTATTAATAACTAAAGCTGCTACCTATTCAAGAACTGAAATAAGCGTAGTTGCTGAAACAATACCTCATCTTCGTAGAGGAGCGTTAAAAGACTTTCTAAAAATAATGAAAGACACTAACCGTTACTTCGATGAACGCTTTAATAAATCACTTTTAAAATACGAATTTGCAAATGGAAGTTTTATTGAATTTTTTAGTGCGGATGATAGTAGTAAGTTACGTGGTGCTCGCCGTGATATTCTATATATTAACGAGTGCAATAATGTTACCTTTGAATCTTATAATGAACTTTCTATACGGACTAAAAAAGAAGTATTTTTAGACTTCAATCCTGCTAATGAGTTTTGGGTACATACCGAACTAAAAGACGAACCCGACGCTGACTTTATAATACTTACTTACAAGGACAATGAAGCGTTAGATAATAGTATAGTTGAGCAAATAGAAAAGAACCGCTTAAAAGCCGAAACAAGTGCATATTGGGGTAACTGGTGGCGAGTTTATGGATTAGGTGAAATAGGAATGTTAGAAGGTGTTATATTCAGTAACTGGAAGCAAATAGATACAATACCAAAAGAAGCAAAGTTAATCGGGATAGGTTTAGACTTTGGATATACAAACGACCCGACAGCAGCGGTTGAAATATACAATTATAACGGAACACGAATATTAAACGAATTAGTTTACCGTACAGGAATGTTAAACTCAGACATAGCTAAAACACTTCCTAATAGTTGTCCGATATATGCGGATAGTTCCGAACCTAAATCAATAGACGAAATAAGACGCTACGGAAAGACGATTAAAGGAGTTACAAAGGGCAAAGACTCAATTAATTACGGAATTGATGTTATGCAAAGCCAAGAATATTTGGTGACAGCAAACAGCGTTAATTTAATCAAAGAACTTCGGGCTTATTGTTGGGACGTAGATAAACAAGGCACACGGCTAAACAAACCTATTGACACAAATAACCACGCTATTGATGCGCTACGTTATCACGAAATGGAAACATTAGGTTTAAAACGCAATTACGGAACATATAATATACGTTAATGACAGATAACACAGCGGTGATGACCCAAGAAGTTGAGAACTATGTGTATATTAGAACGGGTAAGCGTGTAAAGATAGTTTTTAACGACTCAATGAATTTAAGAAAGCATTTAATATTACTTGGCGAAGCGTATGCAGTTGCCGTGTACTACAATAAACAAAATAAAACGTTTAAATAATATGAAGTTAGAATTAATCGTACCAACTAAGTTAAGTGAGATTCCTTTAAAGCATTACCAAAAGTTTTTAGGTATTGCCAAAAACACGAATGATGAGGTTTTTTTAGCTGAAAAAATGATACAATGTTTTTGTGCTATTGAACTAAAAGAAGTAGTTAAAATTAAGTTTAAAGAAATAGAAGCA